TGCCCTTCGCGGCAATAGCAGGATTAGGCATTGGCTGATCTAGAATGATCTTGCCAATGTTCTCGATGTTCGCGGCCTTCATGATCCGCTCGCGAATCTCTTTCGGATTGCATAGCGGATCGTTGGCAAATTGCATAAGGAACTGAGCCCGCCCCAACGCCTGCATGTCGGTTACCATCGTCGGGTCGGCGACGGGCTCTACGCCACTACCCTTTACATAGTCCTCTTTCGCTATCTTCTTCCACGTGTTCCCAACTTTGTACTGCGAGATTTGATCGCCGTACACGCGGTTGAGACGATAGAGTTTGGCAAGTTCCTGCTTGAGAGAACGGTAAACCCGCTTGTAGATTGCGGTAAAGACTTTCAATCCCTGTTCGATGATCGCAAGCGTAGTGGTGGCCGGTGTGTTGGCACTCTGGCCTTCGCCCGTCAGTACATCCTTGATGGATGCAATCTCTTTGCCGCTCTCGATAAGCTGGCCTAGCAACTCAAGAAGGACGGTTGAAGGACCAGGCCAAGGCATTGTCACAATGCTGTCCTTGAGCGCCGCGCCTCCGGTATTCACAACCTTGTATTCGCCCAATTGGAACCGGATCGCCCCGGCATTCATTGACAATCCCTTGCCGATGAACCCGCCGCCAGTATTCTGCAATGTGCCGGCGTCGATAAGCTGGTTCAGTGTCGTGTTAACTGCTTCGTTGATGGGTCGAAGGAGTTGCCCAAAACCAACTCCGTAAATACCTCCATCGGGATTCGGCAGGAAATCGTATTTGGTATAATAATGGATGGGTTCGATCTTAACAATTCTGTGAGTTCGACTAGAGAAATGGATACTGTCGGCATCGTATCTGGCAACGATACGGACGATTTGGCGGGTTTCCTTATGCACAGTAACAACATAAGGCTCAGCGTAGCCGTCATCGTCAAGGTCCCAAGTACGATGCTGCTCAATGAAATCGTGTGGTGCATCCTTGTCACCATCCTGCGCATTCGCAGCCTGCCCGAACTCGACGGGCGGCCTGATCCACAAATCAGCACGAAACATAGTCTCAATGTCGTTCGGATAAAACTCTAATTCCTCAGAAATACGCGGCGCCGTATCCATGGACTTCGCCTTGTAGTTAATCACAAGTTTCATTGCCGAAACCCGCAGCGAGCAATTTCGCGCCTTCTCAGGATCAAAATACGTCTTGCGAAAGTCACACCCTACAATCGGCAGAACGTGCAATAGCGTGTCAGTCTCCGGTTCCCATTCCGGCATTTCATCCAGAAGCTGCCAGGACATATGCTCGCCGATGTTGTCGGCGCGCTGTTGCTTGGCTCCAGGAGGGACAGCCCACACAGGGCCACCCGTCTGCGGGTCGGTTATCGGCTGCTGCGTATGAGGATCGATGGTCGGAATACCATCGTCATCCCCGATCACTACTCCTTTGACCACCTCCCGATTCTGGACAATCGCCGGATAGGCTCTAGCAGCAAACTGAATGCTCGCATTGGTCATCAAGGGGAAAATGACGTTCGCCGCCTTCGGCCATGGAAACTGCTTCTCCTTGGCCACCTGCATGGCCAGGTCCATGGCCTGCTCGGTCTTGGTTTTCCATTCCCCTCTGGACGTTTCATCGATGGTGTATTCGTCCATCACCCGCTCGCCGATCTTGCTCAGGAGCGCTCTATCGTCCTTGAATTCCTCGGCGATGTTCTGGGACTTGATCCACTTCAACAGCTTCTGGTGATGGGCAATGTCGGGCGTAGCTTCGCCGTCCGCTGTATTGTCTACAGCAAGGGCCGGCAATGCCATTGGCTAGTATCCCGTTGGACTAGATCGCTCAGTCAGCACGAACGGCGCCTTCTTGTTGGCGATATGCTCGCGCCATTCGGACTTGTCCTGGTCTTTCAGGTTTTTCTCGTATTGCTCTGCGCGCTCGCGGCGTAAAGCCTGAGTGATTAGGCTGTAGGTCATGATGCAAACAGTGGCTTGTCCTTGGCCTTCTCGTCAGCCTTGGTGTCCGGTACAATCTCGTCCACCACGACCCATCCCGGAAGTGGTTGAGGCCATATACGGCCGGCGGGATCGAAGTAGACGGGAACACCGTGCAAGATGTCTTTCTTGTTCGTCGCCTTGTACCAGCCGTCAGAGTTATAGAGTTCATCCATCTGTTCGGCTGTAACAGATTTCATTTCCAGCACAACATTCGACGGCGGATAGATGGTGAACCTTCGCGTGCTGTCGGAAGCGCTAGAGTGACGTGCCCAAAAGCTCATTTCAAACTCCTATAACCAGAACGGGTGCGGCGGGGGCCAGATCAGCGACGTTATCCACGTCAGCAAACAAGCTAAGGCCACTCCACCGATGATAATCCATATCAGATTCCATCTAACATCCACGACAGATGGAGGGCGCCGGATCATCCAATTCTTGGAAAGTGTATTGAAGAGCCGCCACCCCCCGCGAGCAGCGTTAACGCACCAATGAGACAGAGCAAGAGACAGATCGCCCAGATGGCCTTTTCAACCGGGTCCGGGACTGCACAGAACAATTTAACCACATAGAGAGCAATCCAAACGCACCCGAGTAGGATGATAATGCCGATACATAACCAGAGGATCGAAATTGCTAGACCAATCATTGTGTCGCCTCTAAAGCCCCATGCAGGGGCAGTGTAGCAACGCTGGGTGCGGTTTTAAGTTCCGTGAACGATGAACTTGCGACCGACTATACCGTATGGCCCCCAATCGGTGAGAAGGCGCTTATGAATTGGATTATATTTTATCCTAATATCATAAAACGCTTTTTGCTCGCCGTATCTCGGATTACCCCGATTGCAATACCAATCATCAAAGAACAGCGCACAGCCGTCGCTCAGCATGTCATTGCCGAACAGATAATCCAGCACCTGATACGCACTCTCGTACAAATCGCAGTCGATATGCACAAAGGCAAACTTCGTGTCGGCAGGTATCTGCGTCAGAACTTCCCTGTACCAGCCCGAAATAACCTTGATCCGATCCACCGGCAGAAACGCGGAACATTGCTGCGTTATGCCGGCCGGCGTAGGAGCGTTCGCCCCCTCAACCGTCCAATTCCATGCACCGGATATGACGTGCGGACTTTCAGTGTCTGGCGGCAGCGTCGCCTTGGGCAACCCCTGGAAGCTATCGAACAGCCACAGCTTGCGCTCCCCAAGCACAGGAGAACTATCAGACGCGCAATGCACCTGGTCGCACATCTGCATCTGCTGGGCTATCACTCTGGCGCTCTTGCCATGGAAACAGCCGAACTCGGCTACATCGCCTTGGACTTCGCTGATGTAGGTGTAGGTGACACCCTTGGCTAAGTCGCGTAGGGCTTCGTCGTCGGTGAGGCCGATCATGATGCCTTACCCTGCCGTAGATATAGCGGCGGGGGCTTGACATACTTCGGCCGAAGAGGCCAAGAATTTTCTTTTGCTTTTGCCTCAGCGGCTAGTTCCAAAATTAGGTTTCTTGAATCCGGCGAGTCTTTTATTTGCCGATCTATTTCTACCTGTATTTCTTTCTCAGTCCATCCACAACGCATTTCCTGCCTCTTTGCCTAAGTGCTAGTAGCCGGTTATCTCACTTCGCTGCGTCTCAACCGGACTGTCGAATAGATCGTGATAGTTCAGCGGTCCTTCCGGGCCTTCGTAACATATCGCCATGAGACCGAAAGCATCAGCGCAATGGCTGCTCCAATCGTGCTCAGGTCCAAGACCAACATTGCGGGATTCGTCTTTGCGCTCATGATAAAATCCGAGAGCATCGCGGCCGCTTTCCGTAGTCGTCTCGTTGAAGAAGCACCGAGGCAATATACGCCGCGTCGCCTCGACGCGCATCATTGCCGCGCCCTTCCCCTGATTGGGGATAACTATGGTATCAAACCCCGCATCCTCTAGATGATCCCGATACCGCTTGCCGGTGATGTTGTTCGCGTTCACGCCATCGTGCGGCAGGTAGCAGATCGGGTGCATCTTTCGAGCTCGAAGCTCGTTCACATAGTAACTTAGGACCTGTCCGACGCCTTCAATGTAGTCGATGACGTTGATTTGGTTTCCAACCCATTGGGTAAGCCAGATGGCCATGGCGTCAGCCGACGCGCCGGACCCTCCCAGGTCCCAAAACGCCCGGATGGGGAGGATTGGGTCGGCAGCCACAAACCCGATCCGCTTTGACGCTCTAGCTTCATTAAGCAGTCTGGCAAAGTAGGCGCCCTCGAATGCCTTGGCATATCCACCTTCCCAGATGTGGTCGTATCTCTCGGGGTAGAGCTTTAGATCGGTTCGGCGTTCTTCCTGAAGGACGGCAGGAAACCATGGGTTATCGCGCCAATTAGCGCAGACTGTGATTGCGTTGTCTGGCTTGGGTTGTCGAAGGAACTTATCAACTGCATCAGTCTTTCGACGAGGATTCCACGAGAACCAGATTTCGCTGTCTTTATCACGAATGGTCGGCCGCAGGAGGGACAAAGACCGTTCGCTAAGAGTTTGCGCCTCTTCAACCCAGCATCGCCCAAATCGCTCGAACGACTTGATCGATTCCGCATTGTGATCCTGCATTCCCTCGAACACGATCAGCCCATTTCCGGGGCATCGTATCTCTGCCTTCTGAACATCGAACAGATGGCCGACGCCTAAGGCTTGTATCTTGTCCTCAATCAGCAGCTTAGCCGATTCCTTGAGGCTCTTTAGCACTTCGCGGATGCAGACCGAACGCAGGCCTGAGTGCTTGACGTGTTCGGCTACAAGCTGTTCGGCAAAGAAATGGGACTTGCCGCTGCCTTCGTCCCCCCCATGCACCCTTGTAGCGCGATGGCGCTAACAAGGGCACGAATATGCCGGCGGTCTTTACCCGCATCGGACATACCCCTGGTTAATTGAGACTGGCGCGATGATCTTTGCTCTCATAGGCATCTGGGTAAACGATAACCTGCCTGA